GCGACATTACAGGAACTTATGCCGCCATCCGCTGATGTCTCGAAAGTCAATCCGCAAAATGAGATTATAGCGGAAATCATGCACGACATAAAATTTGAAGGTATGTCGCCTGCCGAAGCTGTCTCTAAAATTCAGCAGACTCAGTTGAAATATGCGCAGGATGCAATGGAACGTTTTAAGTCAGCCCCGGCGCATATGAAAGATAAACGCGCAGGGTATGTGCAAAAATATATTGAAGGAACTAAGTTTGCTAGAACATTGAACCCAGAAGATTTTGTCCCCACAAAAGGACGTATGTATGAGGTGAATATTAAAGCAAATCCTGAAGATTTTCTTGATTGGCATACACCTTTAGGTGAACAAAAAGCCGGAAAAGAATTACTTGATAAAATGAATCCTGAACTACGCGCCGAGTTAGAAGATAGATTAGATAGGGCCGGATACAGCCCAGACTTATCAGCTTTTAACGGCCAAGAGTTACACTCACTCCTTGTAAAACACACACATGAAAATTCTTTAATGCCTGATTTTATGGAGGGCGGTCAAAAAGAAGTCGCCGCGTATTTACAATCTCAGGGCATTCCAGGCATCCGGTATCAAGACGCTGGATCGCGTGGCGCGGCGAATAAAACATTCAATTACGTTGTCAATGACGACAAATTGGTTGAAATTATGCGTAAATACGGTCTAATGGGGCCAATAGGCGCTGGAATAGCGGCTAAGATATTGGCCCGCCAAGAACAGCGGCAGGATATGTAATGGCTTCTGATGACGTAATTGCCGCTGGCAAAGTCTCCGACAACCCAGACGATGACCGTCTGGCGACCATGCGTCACCGCTTTACGGTGGCGATGGCGGCCTATTCGGACTCGCGCGAAGACGAGTTAGACGATCTGCGCTTCATGGCGGGTTCGCCGGACAACGCGTGGCAATGGCCGGCGGACGTGCTGGCGACGCGTGGCGCGGTGCAGGGCCAGACGATCAACGCACGCCCGTGCCTGACGATCAACAAGCTACCGCAGCATGTGCGTCTCGTGACGAACGAGCAACGCCAGAACCGTCCGACTGCGCGGGTCATCCCGGCCGATGAGAACGCCGACCCTGAGGTCGCGGAGATCTTCGACGGTATTGTGCGGCACATTGAGTATATGTCCGACGCCGATGTTGCCTATGACACGGCCTGCGATAATCAGGTCACATACGGCGAAGGCTATATCCGCATCCTGACGGAATACTGCAAAGAAGACTCGTTCGAGCAAGACATCCGCATCGCTCGGGTGCGCAGTTCTTTTTCGGTCTACATGGACCCGATGATTCAGGACCCGTGCGGTCAGGACGCGAATTATTGCTTCATCACGGAAGACATTCCGAAGGCTGAATACGAGCGCATGTATCCCGACGCGACGCCTGTGACCGGCATGATGTCGCAGGGCGTGGGCGATCAGACGCTCAGCATGTGGGTCAGCCAAGAAACAGTCCGCATCGCGGAGTATTTTTACGTCGATACAAAGCGCGCCAAGCTCAATCTTTATCCGGACAACATCACGGCGTTCGATGGCACGCCGGAGGATAAGCGTCTGAAAGCGGCTTATGGCAAACCGCTGCGCAGCCGTGAGAGCGACCGCCGCAAGATCATGTGGATCAAGACCAACGGCTATGAGGTGTTAGAGGAGCGTGAGTGGGCGGGTAAATATATCCCCGTAATCCGCGTGATCGGCAATGAGTTCGAGGTCGACGGTCAGATCTACATTAGCGGGCTGGTGCGTAACGCTAAAGACGCGCAGCGTATGTATAACTACTGGGTCAGCCAAGAAGCGGAAATGCTCGCTCTGGCCCCCAAAGCGCCGTTTATCGGCTATGGCGGCCAGTTCGAAGGCTACGAAACCAACTGGAAGACGGCCAATACGAACAACTGGCCGTATCTGGAGGTCAATCCCGATGTTACCGACGGAGCCGGCAACCCGCTACCGCTACCTGAACGCGCCCAGCCTCCGATGGCTCAAACGGGCCTTATTCAAGCCAAGATGGGGGCTGGCGAAGACATCAAGTCGACCACTGGCCAGTACGATAGTAGCATTGGGGCGACTTCCAACGAGCGGACGGGTCGTGCGATCCTCGCTCGGGAGCGGCAAGGCGACACGAGTACTTATCATTATGTCGACAACCTCGCGCGCGCGGTAAAATATGTCGCGCGTCAGCTCGTCGACATGATCCCGAAGATCTATGACACGCAACGCGTCGCTCGTATTATCGGCGTTGACGGCGAAGTTGGCATGGCGCGCATCAATCCGGCCCAGCCGGAAGCTGTGCGCAGAATCGTCAACGAAGAAGGCATTGAGATCGCTAAGATCTACAACCCAAACGTCGGCACCTACGATGTGCAGGTGTCGTCTGGCCCCAGCTACATGACCCGTAAGCAGGAGGCGATGGACACGATGGGCCAGATCCTCCAGACCAACCCGGCGCTTTGGAGCGTTGCGGGCGATCTGTTCGTCAAGAACATGGACTGGCCAGGCGCGGAGACGATGGCCAAGCGGTTCGAAAGGATGCTCGATCCAAAGGTTCTTCAGGACACGGACGAGTCGCCGGAAGCGCAGGTCATGCGTCAGCAGATGGAGCAAATGGCGCAGCAGATGGAGCAGACAACGGCTCAGATCCAAGCGCTTATGCAGTCCTATGAAATGCAGAAACTGGCGATTGACGAGCAAAACAGCCAGATTAAGGCTTATGAAGCCGAAACTAAACGCATTTCGGCTACATCGGCAGCTATGACGCCTGAACAGGTGCAGGACATCGTTCAAGGCACCATTGCGGCTGCGCTTGACATGGGCGACATTGTTCCGGGCAATATGCCAATGAGAGAAATACCGGAGATGGGACAATGAGCTGCGCGGATCTGATCGGACATCTCTTTTTGGCGCGGGATGTGACCCATTCCGTGCATTTGAACACGCGTTCTTACGCAAAACACAAGGCTTTGGGTGGTTTTTACGAAAAAATCATCGACCTAGCCGACGATTTGGCGGAAGCCTATCAGGGCCGATACGGCCTGATCGGGCCGATCACGCTGCATTCGGCTAAAAAAACAAACAATGTCGTTGAATTTCTTGAAGATTCTCTGAAAGAGATTGAAGAAGCTCGTAAAGAGTATAAAGACGACAGCGCGATTCAAAACATTATCGATGGCATCGTGGACTTATATCTGTCTACGTTGTATAAATTGAAATTCCTAGCCTAACGAGGGCATTATGGGTTTGAAATCTACCACTGTCTGCTTGGGCTATCAGCAGATCACGTCGCTTAGCGCCGCTGCTGGCCTGACGCCGCCACAAGGCGCTACGCTGGCTCTTATCGTTCCTGAGACGCAGGGTATTCGTTGGCGTGATGACGGCACGAACCCGACAGCTTCAGTCGGTATGCCTGTAGCGGCTGGATCATATCTCAGCTATGACGGCGATTTGAATCGTATCAAGTTCATTGAACAGACGGCTTCGGCTAAAATCAACGTAAGCTATTACGCATGATTCGTGTTCGCGACGCTAATCAGGTCGAAATCGCAATCTGGAACCGCCCCGATCCTTGGGGCGCGGGAACAGGCCCGATTATTGTCGAGTTATCCGAAAGCACACCTCCGCCGATTCTCACAAACGGCATATTATTGGAAGATAATGTTTACTTCCTGATGATGGAAGATAATACCAGCTACTTGCTGCAAGAGGCATAAAATGGCAAATACCAGCATTTCCAATCTTGCGGCGGGCGCTGCGGTTTCCGCCACTGACATTGTTCCGAATGTGCAGACTGCTGGTGTCGGGCCGGTCAAAACAACGGCCGCCCAGTTAAAAACTTATATGTCGGATTCTCCGACGCTTGTGACGCCTACGCTCGGCGTTGCTACAGCGACCTCTATCAATAAAATAGCGCTGACTGCGCCCGCAACTGCGGCCACGCTCACGATTGCAAACAATAAAACATTAACCGCGAATAATACGTTAACTTTTACAGGTACAGATTCTAGCTCAGTAGCTTTTGGTACCGGCGGCACAGTCGCTTACACTGGAGGAACTTTGGATCAGTTTGCGTCTACGACATCGGCGCAACTTGCTGGTGTTATTTCAGACGAAACTGGTTCTGGAGCGCTTGTTTTTGGCACTACACCCACGTTTACCACTAGCATTATCGCGCCACTTGCTATTGGCGGAACAGGCACGACTTCTACGCTCACGCTCCGCTCTACGTCTGGCGTAGGGACGACAGGTGCGGATATTGTCCTTCAAGCAGGAAATAATGGCGCTACAGAATTGGCGAGATTTGCTAATTCAGGAAATGTCGCCGTCGGTACCTCTACTACAACAGGCGGACGATTCGTCGTTCAAGCCGCCGCAGCCAGCGCGCAATGGGCGATCCGAGCCCATTCAGCGGGCGTTAGCAACGAGAGCGGTCTTTATGTAGACGTTAGCAACAATATGGAACTCGCCGTAAGAAATGGTTCTGGAACGCTAACGGGCGCTATAAGAAGCGCGGGCGACAGCTACGTCAATTCTGCAACAGGCAATTTCGGCGTTGGCACGAACGCGCCGGCCACAACGCTCCATTCAAACGGCACTATCAGATATACTAATAGACCGGCTGCCGGAACTATCACGGCTATAGGATTTGACACGAATGGCGACCTAAAGGCGTCTAGTTCGTCTCTGAGGTACAAATACGATATAGCTGACTATAACAAAGGCCTTGATGTCGTAAATCAACTGCGGCCTGTATTGTTCAAATTTAACGGCGAGACACGTGAAAATATAGGGTTCGTAGCAGAAGAGATCGATACATTAGGGCTTACAGAAATAATGCTCTACGACGAACAAGATCGACCCGAAGGCGTTCTTTACTCAAATATGGTTTCGCTTCTGACGAAAGCTATTCAGGAACTTTCGGCGGCATTAGACGCCGCCGAAAGCCGTATAGCTGATTTGGAAGCTAGATAAGGCGTTATTGACAGTAAAATCAAGACCGTTTAACATCAACAGTTACCGACTAGCCGGATAGCTAGGTAAAAGGAGAATCGCGTGAGCGATGAAGAACAGGCTGTAGCGGAAATCAGCCCCGCGCCGGAACCGGGAGCTACGGCGGCACCGGAATCTGCTGAGACGACGCCGGAGGAACAGCAGTTTACAAAATCGTTCTCTCAAGAAGAGTTGGACGCGATTGTAAGCAAGCGCCTTGCAAGAGAACAGCGTAAATGGGAAAGAGAGCAGGCCCAACGGCTTGCGGAGCAACAGGCCAGACAGCCTGTCGCACCTCCACCTGCGCCGGATGATTTTGAGAACGCTCAGCATTATGCGGAAGCATTGGCTAACCAGCGCGCTCAGGAACTACTGGCACAGCGCGAGGCCGCACAGCAGCAAGCGGCTCTTTTGGAGTCCTATAAGGACCGTGAAGAAGAAGCGCGGGATCGTTACGAAGATTTTGAACAAGTCGCGTATAACCCGAATCTCCCCGTCACGGACATTATGGCTCAGGCTATCCAGGCTTCCGACATTGGGCCAGAAGTGATCTACTTCCTTGGCTCCAATCCAAAAGAAGCCAGCCGAATTTCCCGTCTGTCGCCAGTTTTGCAGGCAAAAGAGATCGGAAAGATTGAGGCCAAATTGGTCGATAATCCGCCGGTTAAGAAAACCTCAACCGCGCCCGCACCTCTTGCTCCTGTCACAGCTACCCGGTCAAACTCAGGCCCGCGTTACGATACGACTGACCCCCGGTCACTCAAGTCAATGTCAACGTCGGATTGGATAGAAGCGGAACGGCAAAGACAGATCAAGAAGTGGGAAGCGCAGAATCGGAGATAAAGAATGTCTAACTCACTTCTTACTATTGATATGATTACTCGCAAGGCTCTTGAGATCCTTGAGAATAATCTTGTCCTTACCCGCACCGTTAACCGTCAGTATGACGACTCTTTTGCCGTTGAAGGCGCTAAGATCGGCTCGACCCTGCGCATCCGTCTGCCCGACCGCGCTCTGGTCACGGACGGCGCTGCCCTTCAGGTGCAGGACGACAACGAGCAGTACACGACCCTGACCGTTTCGTCCCAGAAGCACATCGGCGTGAACTTCACGACCGCCGAACTGACGATGCAGTTGGACGACTTCGCGGAACGTGTGCTGAAGCCGCGTATTTCGCAGCTTGCGTCCTCCATTGACGCCGACGTTGCGAACAGCTTCAAATACATCGGCAACTCAGTCGGCACGCCCGGCACGACCCCGGCCACCTCACTCGTTCTGTTGCAGGCGCAGCAGAAGCTGAATGAGAACGCCGCTGTCATGTCGCCGCGCTACGCGACGGTCAACCCGGCCGCCAACGCGTCGCTGATCGAAGGCATGAAGGGCCTGTTCAACCCTGTTTCGGCTATTTCGAAGCAGTTCAAGAACGGCATCTTCGGTGAAGGCATCCTCGGCTATGAAGAGCTGAATATGTCGCAGTCGATCAAACAGTTCACGACGGGCTCCCGCACCGGCACGGTGACGGTCAGCGCCTCGGTCACGACCGAAGGCTCGACCACGGTTGTCCTGACGGGCCTTGGCTCGACGGTCATCAAGGCTGGCGACGTGTTCACGATTGCTGGCTGCTACGCCGTCAACCCGCAGACCCGTGAGTCGACTGGCTCGCTTTATCAGTTCGTTGCTCTGGCTGATGTTACGGCGTCGACCACGGCTTCGGTCACTGTTCCGGCGATGTACTCGGCTTCGCAGGCTCTCGCCACGATGGATGCTCTTCCGGTTTCTTCGGCGGGCGTCACGTTTGTGGGCGCTGCTTCGACGCAGTATCCGCAGAACCTGATCTACCACAAGGACGCCATTGCGTTCGCCACGGCCGACCTCTTGCTCCCGCAGGGCGTCGACATGGCTTCGCGTCAGGTCCACAACGGTATCTCGCTCCGCGTTGTCCGTCAGTATGACATCAACAACGACCGACTGCCCTGCCGTATTGACGTTCTGTATGGTTACAGCGTCATTCGTCCGCAGATGGCGGTTCGTCTTTGGGGCTAATAGAGGGGGCTTCGGCCCCTTCTTTCTCAAATTAAGGAGTTTTAGATCATGGCTATCACTACTCAGGGCGCTTCCTACCCGCTTGAATCGTTCGGCCCTACGCCGCCGATTTCGCAGGGCACCGGCGGCTATCAGTATTCGGCGGGCAACCGCACCGAACCGTTGATGCTTGCGCAGGGCGCTCCGGCTGCTTTGACGGGCGCGACTGTTACGGTCACGGCTGCCAATCTGGCGGCTGGTATCGTTACGATGGATTCCGGCGGCACGGATGCTGGCACCTACACGTTCCCGACGGGCGCGCTTATCGACGCGGCTTTCCCGAGCGTTGCGGTCAATACGGCGTTCGACGTTGTGTTTATCAACATCGGCGACAACGCGGCTAACGACGTGACGTTCGGTGCTGGCACCGGCAATAGCATTGTTGGCAGCGCGGTCGTCATTGACGGCGCTACCACGCCGTCCTCGGCGATCTTCCGTTTCCGCAAGACGGGCACGGCGGCGTATTCGATCTACCGCATCGCGTAATCATAGGAGAAGGCAATGCCTAATACAAAAGCTGTAGGTGTTGCCTTCTCTGATCCCGAACTCGTTGCTGGCACGACCATCACGGGTGCGACGATCAGTGGAGGCACGGTTTCCGGCGCTACTTCCGTAAGCGCGGGCGACATTACGACGACTGGCGGTTTGTATCTAAAATCCGCTACGGTTGCGGCGGCGGGCACCAATCAGGCGACGGCTGCGGCTGTTTCTGACGGCTTTACGCTGGTTTCGGCGGCTGACGGCACTAAGGGTGTTCTTCTTCCGGCGGCGGTCGCGGGCCGCACGGTCATCCTCAAGAACAATGCTAACGCTGTTCTGAAGGTCTGGCCGGCGTCTGGCGACGCTGTAAACGCCATCGCAGCCGATTCTAACTATGTTTTGGCGGCTTATACGTCCTCGCTTCTGGTGGCGTATGACTCGACGACTTGGTATTCAGTCCCGCTTTTGGCGTCTTAATCTAATCCTACGGGCGGGCTACGGCCCGCCTGGCCCTTACCATAGGTGTAAAATGGCCCTCATTTATTTGCGTCATGACGTGCATGGCGTTAAGATCGCTACGCTGGAATTAGAAGCCGAAGCCGACGAAGAGAACGGCTGGGAAAGGTTTGATCCGAATGACGACAGCGGGCGAGCAGATCAACGGAGCGCTGAGACTTCTGGGCGTCCTCGCAGAGGGCGAAACGCCCTCGTCGGAAACGTCGCAAGACGCGCTGATGGCGCTGAATCAGATGATCGACTCGTGGAACACCGAGCGGCTGTCGGTATTTTCGACACAGGACCAAGTTTTTAACTGGCCATCGGGAGAGCTTTTCCGCACGCTCGGTCCAACCGGCAATTTCGTCGGCGAACGCCCGGTTCTGCTGGATGACTCGACCTACTTTCGAGACCCGCAGACAGGTGTCTCCTACGGCATAAAATTCATCAACCAGCAGCAGTATAACGGTATTGCTGTGAAGACAGTGACCAGCACCTATCCGCAGGTCATCTTTGTCAACAATACGTTCCCCGACATTGAAATGTATATCTATCCGAAGCCCTTGCGGCTTTTGGAATGGCATTTCATTTCGGTTGAAAAGCTGACCGAGCCCGCTCAGTTGGCTACGCCGCTGACGTTCCCGCCGGGCTATTTGCGGGCATTTCGCTATAATCTCGCGTGCGAGATTGCGCCGGAGTTTGGCGTCGAGCCATCCGCGCAGGTGCAGCGGATCGCGATGTATAGCAAGCGCAATCTGAAGCGTATTAATAACCCTGATGACATCATGGCGCTTCCGTACAGCATCGTCGGAACTCGTCAGCGCTATAACATCTACGCGGGGAATTACTAATGGTCGACTTTGTAAGAATATCGCAACTCCCGGCTGCGACTACATCAAATTTAAGCGATGTTTATGTAGTCAATCAGGGAACTACGACCAAAAAAATATCTGGGTCAGTTATAAATGCTTCTCAGACCGTAGGGACTATATCTGCGCTGAGAGCATTAGCCGTAGAGTCCGCTAAAACCGTCGTTGTAAGAGGATATTACTCTAATAATGACGGCGGCGGCGGTATGTTTAGCGCGTCATCAACGGCGACACCGGGCACATATGTAGATAATGGGGGCACTGTTATTGTGCCCACGGGAGGTAACGGTTCTGTAGCGTGGCTTAGACTTTTTGACGGCCCCATAAGCGTTAAATGGTTTGGCGCTAGAGGAAATGATTCTGCTGACGATCGCCCCGCAATCGTGGCGGCGTTATCAGAGGCGTCTAATAATGACATTTTTTTCCCTGCTGGAACTTATTTGATAAATGCGCTTATAACATTGGCCGGCAACGGGCGACGTATAAATCTCGCTAATGAAGCAATCATAAAACGTAATTTTAACGCCGACGCTATGTTTCTTGTCACCGGGTCACTGTGGGTTTTCAATGGAGGTCAACTTAACGGAAATAAAAGTAACTTTGCAACAACTTCAAATGCCGGTATCTTTATAACAGGAAATAATAATTCTGTACAAAATATGGATGTTTATGATTGCAAGTCCCATGGTCTTTCAATCGACGGCGATGCGGGCGGCGGCTACGACAATAAGATATTAAATAATCAGATAAGAACTGTAGATGAAGTCGGCGTATCTCAATTTAAGGCACGTCGCAGCGTCATAACGGGGAATGTCATTTTAGACGCCGGAGCGGAAGGCATCACTATAGATGTCCAGACTACCGGAACTCGCGTTGCCAATAACATAATCGTGGCCTGCGGACGAATTGGCGCTGTTGGCGGCATTGGCATAGATGACGCCTTCTATAACACCATCGCGGATAATCTTATCGCCGAAACTAAAAATTCACTTCCGGGGATAGGTTTCCAGTGTAACGCCGGGTTTACTTATCACAATACAGTGGTGGGCAATAATATAGTATCCAATACGGGGTATGGTATCTGGCTAAAACGCACTCAGATCATACCTCCGTATCCGGGCGCAGGATCTTTTGCTACCTCTGATTGGAATACAATCACCGGCAATCAATTTCAGAATAATACGCTTGCCCCGATCAGAATAGAGCAAGATTGCACCGGAAATGTTCTGTCTGGAAACTCATACGACGGCAATCTACCTTCTATAGCGGCAAACGCCGCCAACAATAACCGCATAGACAATGGGCTGATAACTCTTCGGGTTAGCAATAGTATTACACGCACTAATGTTACTGGTGATGGGACTGTATATCAAATACCTTTCGATACAGTAGATCTGAACAGGAGCGCTACGTATAATTCAACGACCGGTGTGTTTACCGCTCCTGTAAACGGAATATATTCTCTCAGCGCCGGCGCGCGTTGCGTAGGCGGCGGCCTCCACGATTTTATGGCTATTTCTATAGTCACATCTAAAGGTACTTTTAGTTCTGGGGTTGACTATACCGACGAGGCTAACCAGAACGCATGTGTCAGCGGAAGTATATACTTGACTTCAGGCGACACAGTATTTGTTACTGTAGCCGTCGGCGGGGATACACTGACCGTAGACGTATCAAACGACATCAACTACACTTTCTTAACCGCTGTCTTACTAGCCTAAAACGAGGGAAAATGAACGACTATGACCCCGATACAGCTTTGACCGAACACTTTTTTGGCCGCGCATGAAAACGCCGATTCTAGGGTCCAGCTATGTTGTCCGCAGCGTAAATGCTGCGGACAACCGTATGATTAATCTATTTCCTGAAATTATTGCTGACGGTGGTAAAGAACCGGCATTTCTTCAACGCGCGCCCGGTTTGCGAGAACTCGCGCGGTTTCCTACGGGACCAATTCGCGGGTTATGGACGTTTGGTGATTATGCTTACGCTGTGGCGGGCAACCGTTTTTATAAGATTGATTTTGACTGGAATTATGTCGACAAGGGCGCGGTTTTAGGTTCAAGCCCGGTCAATATGGTCGATAATGGCACGCAGCTATTCATCGCTGCGGGAGCCTACGGGTACATTTACAACGCGAATACGGACGTGTTCGCTGAAATCACAGATCCCGACTTTGCCGGCGCAGTCGGCGTTGGCTTCCTTGACGGATATTTTGTATTTAACGAGCCCAACAGCCAGAAATTCTGGGTCACGTCTCTCTATGACGGCACTTCTGTCGATCCGTTGGACTTTGCCAGCGCCGAGGGCTCCCCCGACGATCTTGTTACGCTTATCGTCGATCACCGCGAAGTTTGGTTGTTCGGCCAAACTTCGGTTGAGGTTTGGTATAACGCGGGGCTCCCTGACTTTCCGCTTGCACGTATTCAAGGCGCGTTCAACGAGATCGGATGTCAAGCTCCATATTCAGTTGCTAAGCTGGATAATGCGCTGTTTTGGTTAGGAAAAGACGCCCGTGGCAATGGTGTTGTGTATCGTTCCAAAGGCTACACAGGCGAACGTATTTCAACACACGCCGTAGAATGGCAGATACAGCAATACACAACATTAGCTGATGCCGTGGCATATACCTATCAACAGGATGGCCATGCGTTTTATGTGCTGAACTTTCCGACCGCTAATACAACATGGGTATACGACGTATCAACCGGCGTTTGGCACGAACGCGCCGGCTGGGAAAACAACAACTTTACGCGTCATCGCGGCCAATGCCAGATGAACTATAATAACGAAATTGTCATTGGCGATTATGTATCTGGCGTTCTTTACGCCTACGATATGAATGTATATACGGAAGCCGACACTACTCAAAAATGGCTTCGGTCATGGCGCGCTCTTCCGACTGGGCAGAATACTTTGAAACGAACCACACAGCACAGTCTTCAACTTGACTGTGAATCCGGTGTGGGATTACCTGGCTCAGACATTGAGTCTGAATTTGTGCTCGCCGCTGAATCTGACGCCCTTATACTCACTGAGGATGACTATTTAATTGGTTGCGGTAGCGCGTTTGTGCAGGGCGCTAATCCGCAAGTGATGCTACGCTGGTCCGATGATGGTGGCCATACTTGGTCAAGCGAGCATTGGAAGTCGATGGGTAAAATTGGTCAATATGGCCATCGTGTTATTTGGCGACGCCTTGGCATGACGTTAAAACTGAGAGATCGCGTATATGAAATTTCGGGGACCGATCCGGTTAAGATCGCGATTATGGGTGCTGAACTGATTATGAGCCCTACCAATGCCTGAAAATATTACCCAAATTCCGGCGTCGCGTGTCCCCATAACGTCCGCCGAAATTCCGTCGCGCGAATGGTATCGCTATTTCTATAATCTGTTCGCCCTGCTTGGCGGCGGGTCACTTCGCTATGGCGCTTTTCACAGCACTGTCTCGCAACCTTTAGCGGCGGCCGGCGTTGCCCAACCCGTCACATACAATATAACGGATCTCTCAAAAGGTGTGTATATCGGCACGCCGGCATCACGCTTGTATGTAGACAGGCCGGGCGCATACAACTTTCAGTTTTCTTTACAGTTAGTTAGCCGCGATCCGTCAAACAAGTTTGTGTATATCTGGGCGCGCGTTAACGGCAACGACATCCCTGACTCGGCCACCAAAATCACCATGCAAGGGAATAACGACGCTTATGTCGCCGCGTGGAATTTTGTGCTAAGAATGAATACAGGCGACTATTTCGAGCTTATGTGGTCCGGGAGTAATCCCAATCTGGAAATAATCGCTGAAGCGGCAGCGACGCCGCACCCAGGAATTCCTTCGGTCATTATGACCGTTTCATGCAATATAGGTGAATGATGGCGGTCCTTACCCCAACTCCTAGGATGCAGTTTTTTGCTGCTGATGGAACTCCGCTAGTAGGCGGAAAAGTATATACCTATCAAGCGGGAACAACTTCACCTCAAGCAACTTATACAGACACCACGGGCGTTACGTCCAATACCAATCCTATTATCCTAAATTCGCGCGGTGAGGCGGCTATTTGGCTTGGAGGGCTAAATTATAAATTCAAATTGACTGATGCGAATGACGTAGAAATATGGACCGTTGATTATATTTCCGGGCCTATATCCGGCGCGTCGCCTACTTTGACCGGAAATGTCGCAATAGAATCCGACTCTTCTTCGCCGGCGCTCAAGATCACTCAAACAGGATCTGGCTACGCGCTTCAAGTCCAAGATGCGGCTGATCCTGACATTACACCTTTCGTAATTGACGCTAACGGATCTGTGGGTATAGGAACCGCCAGCCCGTCTAGCGCATTAGAGATCGCGGCTCCGGGTGTGTTTACCGGCGCATGGGCGTATCTTCCTACAGGTACGACGATGCTTTTTGCGCAAGCGAATGCGCCAACAGGTTGGACCAAATCCACTACCCATAATAATAAAGCGCTCCGTGTTGTATCTGGAGCGGGCGGCGGGTCGGGCGGCTCCGTAGCGTTTACATCGGCATTCGCGTCGCAGGCTGTTATCGGCACCGTCGGCGGCACCTCGCTGACTATCGCACAAATGCCGGCGCACGCGCATACTTATTCGGTGCCTACAGGCGCTCTGGTTCAGTCCGGCGTGGGCGGCGCTGGCGCAACGGTAGCTGGAGGCAATACTGGCAGCACAGGCAGTGGCGATCCACATAGCCATCCTTTCAGCGGAACGGCCATTGATTTGGCGGTTCAGTATGTCGACGTTATCATTGCGGTAAAAAATTGATGGAACTGAAAAACGGCACATTCTGTCCGCTCATCAAGAAGGACTGCGTGCAACTTAAATGCGCGTGGTTTACATTGCTTCGGGGCACAAACCCCAACACAGGCAAAGAAGTTGACGAGTGGATGTGCGCTGTTACAGCTCTGCCTATGCTTCAGATTGAAGTGGCTAAGGAAGTCCGTCAGGGAGCCGCCGCAACTGAGTCTTTCCGTAATGAAGTCGTAGCCCCAAGACAGCCACAGATGCTCGCATGGCCACCACTATCGTAAAAAACAGAGACTTGGCGTTGAAAATTGGCTACGCCGCGACGGACTGGAATTATCCGATCTCGTTCGAAGAACACGTTGAACGGGCAAACGGTTGGAATGTAGACCTTATCGAGCGCGACGGGCAACCGATAGGCGCTATATTTGAGCGCGATGGGGAAGTTCATTGTTCTATCTTGCCTCAGTGGCGGCGCAAATGGCTGACAAAAGGGTTGCTGAAACAAATTGTTGCCCACCCCAAATTTTATACGCGGGTGGACGACGGCCATGATTATATGTATGGTATTTTGGCGCGACTTGGTATGAAAAGCCGCCCTGACGGCACTGTAGGAAGGGTCTGACAATGGGTTGGGGTGCAGCAGCTAACGCTCAAAATCAAGCGACGCAAATGTCTATGATGTTGCAGGCTCAGCAGGCCGCGCAGGCGCAGCAAGCGCTTCAGCGTGGTCAGCAGCAAGCTACGGAAGCATATCAGCCATATTCGCAGTTTGGACAGGAAGCCACGAATAGGCTGGCCGTCCTCATGGGTCTACGCCCCGGCGTTGACTCCGGCAGTCTTATGCAGCAGCCCACGGCGGCGCAGCTTCAGATGGACCCCGGCTATGCGTTCCGTGAGCAGCAAGGTATGCAGGCCGTTAATCGTTCGGCCGCAGCGTCAGCGGGTCTTCAGTCTGGTGCGGCATTAAAAGCGGCGCAGCGATTTGGCCAAGATTTGGCCAGCCAAGAATACGGCAACGCCTACAATCGTTTTATGCAGAACCGCCAGAATCAGATCGGGCTTTTGCAGGGTGGGCAGCAAACAGGATTTGGCGCGGCGCAAGGTATCGGCAACGCCGCTATTGGTACTGGCACTAATTTGGCCCAAAACTATCAGAATCTTGGCCAGGCGCTTGGCCAAGGATATGCGAACATCGGTGCAGCCAATGCGTCGTCTTACATGGCTCCGACCAATTTATTGGCGTCGGCGCTTGGTCAAGGTATTCAAGCTGCTGGTTATGCTTATGGACGGAGGCCGCAATAATGGCCGTTCAATATACACCCATTCCTGAGTTTCAGGTTCCTAATATTAATTTTCTTGGTGCTATGGCGCAGGGCGAAGCCTCGCGATTGCAAGAAATTCAAGCCGCCAAAGCTGCGCAGGCTATGGAGTTGCAAGGCAGAGCCGCGCAGCGTCAGGAAGAAGAATCGGCGCTTAATGCCAGAACAAAGCTGCAAGAGCTTAATGAAAAGATCCGTAAACTGGCCTTGTCTCGATTAGACATGATCCCTGAAGGGGACCAAGAAAATTATCTTAAGACAATCGGCGAATTTAAAGACATTTTTCCGTCCGAATACGAAGTATTGTCTAAGCGTAAATGGGATGCTGACACTCGCAAAATGGTGTTGTTGACGCCGGAGCAGCAATACGCGCAGGCTAAACCTGTCTACAAAGAATACGGCGGCGAAGTTTATAAAGAGACGCCACAGGGGCTTGAGCCCGCGCCTATTCTGCCAGTTGGCGGCGGTCGTGGTCAGGCCGGCGCATTTAACGCCGCGTCAGTTGCTGCGCCGGCCGCGCCTACGAACATAATTGAACAGGCTAAGCAGGGCGTCGCTCGTGTCGAAAGCGGCGGTAATTACGGTGCTATTGGCCCGGCAGTTAAGCGCAAAGACAGCGTTGACCATGCTTATGGCAAGTATCAGGTCATGGGCGCAAACATCCCGTCATGGACCAAGCAGGCGTTAGGCAAGAGTCTAACCCCGCGAGAATTTTTAGACGATAAAGACGCGCAAGAAGCCGTTTTTGAAGATCAGTTCAAGCGCAATATCGCTAAATACGGTTCGCTTGAAGACGCAGTATCGGTCTGGTTTTCAGGACGCCCGCTTGCGCAAGCTACGAAAGCCGGCGCTCGTGACGTGAATATGGGCGTTCAAGATTACGTCAGTAAAGTTATGGGTGGCGCTGTCGGTCCTTATCAGACCGCCAAAACTGCGCCAATGACAGGCGAAGCTCCGTCGCTGCGCAATGTCCCGGTCAATGCGTTTACGTCGGAAATTGCACCAACTAATACTTTTGCGGCGCAGGCCGCCCCAGCGCCTCAAGTTGATATTTCCGCCGGACTTACTCAGCCGCGTCCACAAACGCCTATACAACCTTTGACTGTTGGAACTAAAGTTCAAGTAAAGGGCCAGAGCGATGTTGATAGCACGCTTGGCAAAATGCTGGAAAAATATAACCGTCTTGATGAATTGAAGGCTATTCCAAGTTCCGAGCGTGGGTTTTTAGAAAATCTTGGGGCTTACACTGCTGGCACGACGGCAGGCCAAGAAGTTGAAAAGATACGTGCTACGCCGGCGCAACGTGAACGTAATGAGTTGAAATCGCTGCGCCGCCTGCTGTTGAAAGATTTGATGAAAGCGACGGGCGCAAGCGCCAAAGAGCTTGACTCCAACTTTGAGCTTAAAAGCGCTTTGGAGTCGTTGTCCGACGAAACTATGGACATTGATTCCGTTCGTCGCATCATGGCGGATCTGTCCGCGCGATATGGCGGCGGTGGCGTTGCAGCGCCCAAAGAAAAGCCTGCGGCGTCAGCTCCTCCTGCTGTTTCGGCAAATGCGCCGCGTGTGATTGATTTTAGTCAGCTTCCTAAGAGGCGATAATGGACGTTCGACTTCCTGATGGCACGATTGTCCAAAATGTGCCTGATGACATAACGCAGGAAGACTTGATGGAGCGCGTCGGCATGGCGCAGCAACCATCAGAAGGCATGACTGGCCGCCGTGCGGCTGAAGTTGCGGGAAGCGCTGTTGCGCCTATCGTGGCGGCGGCTGGACTTGGTGGTATAGTCGGCGGTCCGGTCGGCGCGCTGGCGGCTCCCGCCGCGCTCGGCGTCGCTGATCTGGCGACAACGCTATATAACGTCGCGGCTCCGCGTTTTGGTGGGCAGCCTGTTCGCACACCGTCTGAAATTGCGCGGGGCTATTTGACGCCTGAATCATTTCAACCACGCACGCAGGCCGAACAGCTTTTAGCCGCTGCGGCTGAAGGCGGTGCGGGTGCGTTGACTGGCGGTGGCGCGGCTAATGTTCTTGCCAAACGCGCAGCGCCAGGGCTCGTACGTAATGTTCTGGCCACGATGGGCGAGCGTCCGTTCGTGCAGGCTGGCGCAGGTGCTGGAGCGGCGGCGGCTCCAGTTCGTGCTGAACAAATGGGCGTTGAAGATCCGCGCGCTTTGCTGGCTACGAGCCTTGTCGGAGGTTTAGCCGGTGCTCGCGGTGCGGGCGCTCTACAGCGCGGTGTCGAGTCGGGCGCGGCGGCGGCGCAACGCGGCGTCATGGGCGCGTTTGGCAAGCCGCCAACGACAGAAGCTCTCGGAGAACGAGCAGCGCAGTCGTTTGAGCGCGCCACGTCGCTTGGCGTGCAGTATGATCCGACGGCGTATCAAAAGTTTGCTTCGGGACTTGAGACTGACTTGAAGGGCTACGACCCGGATTTCAGCAAGTTTGCCGACGTTAAAGTCGCGATTAACAAGCTGAAGGATCTGGACAGCCAGCCGTTGACGATTGAACGTCTACATAATGCTCGACAGATGCTAGGCGTTCTGCGCGGCGATAGCGAAAAAGACGTGCGCCGTATGGCCGGCATTCTTACGGACAAGTTGGACAGTTTTATCACGAACGAAAAAAATGCTGTTGGCGCGGATGCTAAAGAAGCCGCCGACGCTCTTATGTCCGGCATTAAAGATTATAAGTCGATGAGTAAGAGCGCTGAGATAGAGCGCTTAATTGAACGCGCTGATTTATCTGGTGGATCGGCCGAAAATATTCAATCGCAATTCCGTTCTGTCGCCAAGAACGAAGGACGTATGCGCAAGTTCACGCCTGACGAACAGACAATGATTCGCCGCATTGCTAAGGGTGAAGAAGGTTCGACAATCGCTAATCTTCTTAGCCGCGTCGCGCCATCTCGTAGCCCCGGCATGTTGGCGACTCAAGCGCTTGTCGGCGGCTACGGCTACTCCAGCGATGATCCTTACGCTTTCTACGGCGCTGGCGCGGCGGCGCTCGGCGGCGCGGCTGGCCGCGCTGTTCGTAACGCTATGTCTCGTCGTGCGGCCGGCAATGTTGCGGCGATGACGCGCGGCGCTCCGACGGCCGTGCCGTTTACGCCTACTTATGGTTCTCTTGCGCTGCCGATTATGTCGCAGGGCGTCAACGCGATGGCGAGATGATTATGGTCGAATACCAAGTTCTTTTTGATGTGGCCATTGGCGTCATCGGCGTGCTGGGCGGCTGGACGCTCAATACCGTCTGGGCGGCTGTGAAAGATCTCCAGCAGGCCGACAAAGAACTGGCCGAAAAGGTCGGGCAGATTGAAGTGCTGGTAGCCGGGCGCTATGTGACTCGCGAAGACTTTAATCAGGTGCTGAATCAAGTCTTTGAAAGACTAGACCGCATCCGTGACTTGGTGAGCCGCCAATGAAAGAGAATTACGACGCCGCGCTGAAGGCGACGCTGCGCTACGAGGGCGGCAAGGTCGATGACCCGCGCGATCCTGGCGGACGCACGGCCTACGGCGTCACGCAGAACACTTACAATGCGTGGCGGGCCAAGCACGGGCTTAGCCAAAAGGACGTATTCCAGATCGCCGATTCAGAAGTCGCGGCGATTTACAAACAAGAGTATTGGGACAAGATCCGGGGTGATGATCTGCCGGATGGTGTCGACTTCGCCGTGTTTGATTTCGCCGTTAACAGCGGCGTCAGCCGCGCGGCTAAGTATCTCCAGTCCATCGTTGGCGTGCCACAGGACGGCATAATCGGCCCAAAGACGATCCTTGCCGCCAAGTCTTATCTTGGCAATAAGGTCACGGATAAACGACTGGGCTTCCTGAAAGGATTGTCTACATGGGCTACCTTTGGTCGTGGTTGGTCAAATCGAATAAACGACGTTTATGCTGTTGTGCGGGACTTATGCTCGCGCTGAGCGGCTGCGCTGACCTTAAGTATTACGAATGTATCGCGCGCGATAGCACATCGCGGCCGTGTAACTAAAAGAGGCTAAAATGTTAGTTAACTGGATGACCACGATTCCCGGCATTCTGACGCTGTTGTCCGTGCTGTTCCACGCTTGGCAGACCAAAGACGTGAACTGGACGGATCTCCAGAACGCGCTCGTCGCGCTGGGCCTCGTCGCGGCTAAGGACTGGAACGTGACCGGCGGCAGCAAGCCGAATGATTGAAGGGGTCAGGTCGCAGCGCCAAAGACTGTTGATGAAACTGCCGATGATCTTGATGCTGGCAAGTTTTAGTGGTTGTGCGTCGACCAGCAGGTGCCCCCCGCTGGTCGACTATTCAAAAGAAGATCAAGCCAAAGCGGCCAAAGAGTTACGCGCTCTCCCCAATGACAGCGCTATTGCTAGGCTCGTCCAAGATTACGGCCAGCTCCGGCGAACTTGCCGCCTTTAGATTCTTAGAGATACGCGCGACTTTCATGTTATCGCGGCGTTTATACGCGGCTTCTGACCGACTGCCATGCGAAGTTGCATAATCAGCGGCAAAAGTTGCGGCAAATAATTCATAGTTAACCGCGTCAATATGGCTGTCTAAGTGATTCGGCGTATTAAATGCCCGCGCATTTTTTACACAAGCCATTATTATCGCGATTTCATACGGATGAAATTCACGGCCAATCCGCAGCGTCGCCAGATCGGCGGCAAGCTGAAAATTATTCTCTATGCCACCGTAGCCTTCGCCGCGTTGGTCGATAATATCAGCGGCTTGCGCCAGTAGTTCTTGAGGGTTCATTTATGATCTCCATAATGGCCGCCCTTTCTCGCAACATTCTCAGCACCGTATAGCGCTGATGCAGCCGCACTAGGATTGTAGAGCGCCGGGCGTGACGCATCTCTTCCTCCAGAAGATCTTGCACTTCTGTCTCGGTAAGATCAGCAAGCTGATCGTTAAGGGTTTTCCATGTTAAGTTCTGCAAGGGCGATTTCCGCTAAAGATTTCTTGTCTTGTAAACTAGACAAGATCCTTTCGTCAATAGTTTTATTACACATGATGACGTAACACCACACGTCACGCGTTTGTCCGCTGCGGTGCAAGCGGCCGACAGTTTGTTCGAACAGCTCCAGCGACCACGGGAGTGAGAGGAAGACGATCTTGTTACCGCCAAACTGGAGGTTCAGCCCGTGGCCGGCGCTCTTGGGATGGATCGCCAGCAACTCAATCTTGCCAGCGTTCCAGCGCTCCACGGCGTTCGGCGCGTCGATTGTTGTAACATTAAATGACCGTTGAAGTTCGGCTAGTTCTTCTTTGTAATTGTAGACGATGATGGTGTTGTCGCGCTGGTTTTCGTCGAGGATGTCTCTGAGAGATTCAAACTTTTGGCGTCCAAACCACTGAGCAGAGCCTTGGCTATCATAAGCGAAGCCGGACGTGAGCTGCTGAAGTTTGTTTGTGACAGCAGCCGCTGTCGGAGCCGTGATCTCTTCATGCACATAATCCTTCTTCATGTTTTCATACGGCTCACGATCCTCAAGATCGCATTTGATCTCGACGATGTGAAGCGGCGGCAGCTTGTCCTTATATTCGCCAGGCTCCAGCACATAAGTCGCCGGCTTGATCGCCTCCATGACCTTCGGCAGCGCGTTCGGCAGCGGCTCCCATTGGCCGTAATCGCGGTTGACGCAGTAGAAGTATTGCTGTAAGAACGCGCCCTTGCTGCGGCCTAGCAGCGTCTGGTCGACGACCTTGCACTGTCCGAACGTATCTTCTAATCCGTTCGATGTAAACGATCCGGTCAAGCCCCAGCGGATCTTGAACTGGTCGAGGATCTTGAGCAGGAACTTGAAGCGTTTGCCGGACGGGTTTTTAAGCCGCGTCAGCTCGTCGAATACAATACCGTCGAAGTCTTTAGGATCTATCGACGGGATGTTGTCGTAGTTGGTGACAACTATATCCACGTCAGCGGCGAATGCTTTCTTACGTTGAGCGGCCGTGCCAACGGCGACAGCCATGCGCATGTGTTCAGCCCATTTGGGCCGCTCAACAGGCCACACGTCCGTGCAGACACGCTTTGGCGCGAGCACAAGCCAGCGGTCGCAATGACCTTTGCTGGTCATGTCCGCCATCGCCGTTAATGTAATCGCTGTCTTACCCGCGCCGACTGGCGCAAGTATCATTGCCCGATCATGGGCGAAGAGGAAATCGGCGGCTTCGTGCTGGTATGGTCGCAGATCCATTGGTCAACATCCTCTTTGGACCATAGGCAGGCATAGTTCTGATTTAACGCGCGCATATCAGACGCAAATATTTGTTGTAATGGCGATAATTTACCGCCATGACGTTTCAATTCGACAAAATGTGTGGACCCGTCGGCAAAGCAAACCACGCGATCACTGACGCCGCGATTTGATGGCGAAACGAATTTATATGCTTTGCCGCCAACGGCTTGCACACATTTCACAAAATATTTTTCTATTTCGCGTTCGAGCATAAAAAGTCTCTTGACACATCCGTAAAGAAAAGTCTAGTGTCGAATCACTGAAAGGTAAGGTAATGACGCACAGCAACATCGTCGGCGGTTCGACCGCCAAGCGGCTCATCAAATGCCCAGGCTCACGAGCGCTGGTCAACACAGTTCCTGAAAAACCCACAAGCAAATACGCTGAAGAAGGCTCGCGTCTGCATGACGCCATGCACATGATCTTGTCGCATGGCGGCAGCGTCGAGGATTATCCCGACAATGCGAAGTTAATCCTTGCTCTTGACGCATTGAACGAGATCGACCCTAATGCGGAGCTTGAGTTTGTCACGGAGGTAAATGTCCATTTCAATGACTTTCTTGCCGGAGTTTACGGTTCTTGCGATCTCGCTGGCCGTATACGCAATCGTGCGATAATCCTCGACTGGAAGTTTGGGGACGGCGTTGCGGTAGACGCCGAAGAAAATGAACAGCTTATGTTCTACACCGCCGCAGGGATGCGGACGGAAGCGCTGCGCTGGGTCTTTGAAGGCGTTGATGAGATCGAACTCATCATCGTGCAGCCGCCGTATGTAAAGCGTTGGCTTACAACCCCGGGCCGCATTAAAGCATTCGAGCGCACTCTGTATGATGCTGTGCAGGCGTCATTTAAGCCTAACCCTAAGTTTGAAGCTGGCGATCATTGTCGTTGGTGCGCCGCTAAGCCTGTCTGCCCTTTGCTTACAGGTCAGCTTGAGCGCGCTGTTGCGACGAAGGTTAAAGCCATTGATGTGGAGAAAGTCGGCAATGCTCTGGCGTTTGCGGTCCTTGCGGAAGAATGGGCTAAAAGCGTCCGTGAACTGGCCCAGACGATGTTGGAGAACAACGCGCCTGTGCCGGGATGGAAGCTTGTCCCCAAGCGCGCCACTCGTCAATGGGTTAATGATGAAGGAGCGCGCGAAGCTCTTGAACAAATGGGACTTGATTCCGAAGAATTGACGGAACTCAAATCACCGGCACAAGTCGAAAAGATCCTGAAAAAATCTAAACTTGATCTGCCGAAAGATTTAACCGTTTCCGTCTCAACAGGTAACACAATCGCGCCGGAGAGCGATCCCCGGCCGGCGGTGCTTACAATAGGCAAGAACATTCGTTCTGCCTTCTCTAAACTTGAGGTAAAGTAAAATGAGCAATATTGTGAAGTTCGGCAACGCCAATCTCCCCACTGCTGCGTCTCTGGCTGAGTCGCTGCGTAAACTCGACACCGACGCTGGCGTTGGTTCGGTCATCCTGAAAATGGATAAGACTGGTCATTGGGTTTACGGCGCGGATCAGACTGAGATCGACAAAGATGGGCGCTGGGCGGTCAATCCGTTCTCGTTCGTCCACGGTTTCATTGCGTGGGGCGAAGGCGAGGTGCTTGGCGAGAAGATGGTGTCCATTACGGAACCGCTTCCCGAACTGGACGTGGCCCCTCCCGGCGCTAAGCGCGGTTGGGAGCCTCAGGTTGGCATGAGCGTCAAGTGCCTCGACGGTGAGGATGCTGGCGTTGAAGCCCGCTATACGGTCACGTCCGTTGGCGGTAAGCGCGCTATGCACCAGCTTGCCATGAAGGTTGCCGATCAAGTCGAGAAGAATCAGGACGCGCCTGTGGCCGTTGTGAAGCTCGGCTCGGAATATTATCAGCATAAATCCTACGGTCGCGTCTACACTCCCGTGTTTGACGTGATCGACTGGATCTCGCTCGACGGTGCGCCGGCCGAATCGGTCGATGGCTCCGCTGGTGACACCGGCCGTCGTCGTCGCGGCTGATAATAGGGAGGGCGGCGTAGTAGGGCTGCGCCGCCCTTTTCTTATGGGGCTATTTCAATGTTTGACAAGAAAGCGTGGCGTGAAGCCAACAGAGACAAGTGCAAACTTTACTCGGTGCGTTACAGGCTGAAGCAGAAAGGTCTGCTGTCGCCGGAAACGACCGAACAGATGATGGCGGAACGCGAAGCCAAGAAAATCGCGTCTGCCGAACGGGCCCGACAGCGCAAGCGTGAGTGGGCGGCGGCTAATAAGCATCGCAAAAACGAGCGTTATCGGGAGCGCTACCATAGCGATCCTGAGTTTAGACGGCGCGAGATCGACAAGCGTATGGCGGCGTTTAAGCCTACACAGACAGACCGCGCAGAGATCAAGGCCAAGAAGCTGGCCGAGAAGATGGCGCTAAAACAAGCGCAGCTTGAGAGCCGTGTAAGAGCTAGAGAAGAAGACAGGCTAAAAAAGAAAAAGTTAGAGAACGCCAAACGGCACGCGCTGGCAATGGAGAAGGCGGAAAAGATACCTCCAAAGAAGCCAAAAGTAACCATGAAGACAAGAAAGCCTGGACGGCTTGTAGCATTATCGGGATGGATGGGATGGTAGGAAGAGCGCTCAACACAACACGTCGGTTTACTGATCCGTCTGAGCTGACGCCGTATGAACAGAAGATCTTAGATCTACGTCGTCAGGGGCTGAAGTATAAAGAAATTGCCGCGCAGATCGGCAACATCAGTGAGCGTTCTGTCAGCGTCAAGTATATCGTCATCAAGGAAAAGCTGGCCGCTAGGGGAGAAACGCCGTGACTGACTACACCGACCTAATCGCACGGCTGCGCTCTGACGAGGCTGTGCGCATAAATTGGGACGACCACATCAACGGTAGGCTTGAGCATCGAAAACCAACGGCACGAGAACTTGAAGCCGCCGACGCATTAGAGGCGCAGGCGCGACGGATTGCGGAGTTGGAGGACGCCAATGTGAGCTTGGCGAACTTGAACGAGGGATTGATGAAAATGCTTATGAATAGAGACGCCCGCATCGCGGAACTTGAAGCTGCGCTGAGTGACACCACAGCCCATCTTGTCGCCGCTGTTTCGCTACTTGAAAGAGGCGGTAAGAAAGCCGCGCCAAGCAATACGATGTTCGAGCAAATGCTTGTTGACCACAAGAATAGCATTGAGCGTGCCCGCGCCGCTTTGGAGAAGAAGAATGACTGACTATTTAGCCCTCGCGAAGCGAATGGACGATATGTATCATTTAGACCAGCCGCCAGAGGAATTTTACGCTGCGGCTGACGCTATTAGGGCGCAGGCTGCCCGCATAATGGCACTTGAAGTCGCGCTAAAGCCATTTGCTGACGACGTTAAGTCTTTTGATGGCTTCTCTGACGCTTGGGAAATAGACCCGCTCAGCAATCTTACAGTTGGCGACCTCCGCGCCGCCCGCGCTGCTTATAGTGGAGAGAAGAATGACTGACTTCTTTAACACCTATCCCGACCTCGCGAATGTCGAAGACTGGCTAAACGCCAAGGGCTACACGGAAGAAGCGGGCCTATGCACGAAGGCGATGGATGAAATCAA